CCCCATGCCCGCGCGAGGTGAGATGACAGAGGCAGAAATCAAAGGTCTGATCTTCGATATGCGAGAATCCGCAAAGGAAAATTCTGTGTTCTCGCATCTGAGGCAAGAATTGTTGCTGCGCGCCGCCTCTCTCATCGAGCAGCAATTAGAGGGATGGGAAATCACGGATGAAATGGTTATTCGTGGTGCTGGAGGAATCCTGCGGTTGTTCATAGAGCGCGACGACGAGAAACCTATGCCGAATTATAGAGATTTGGCACGCGCTGCGCTAACCGCCGCATTCAAAGTTGCCAGCCCGTCCCAGCAATTAGACACCCGCAACGCTGCGCTGGAAGAAGCGGCGAAGGTGGCGGATAGCAGCGCTGCAATAGCTGCCGAAAATAATGGTCAATATGCCGTGGGTCGCATGAGTGCTGCGTTATATATCGCCTCCGCAATCCGCGCCCTCAAAAGTGAGCTCACTAATGTTTGATCTAAAAAGGCTGGATCAATATATCGGAACTGCGAAATGCGACCGGTATGATGTTTTGCGGGAGGCTAAGGCAGAAATTATTCGCCTTCGGGAAGAATTGGCCGCAGCCCTCAAAATCCAGAAGAAGGAATAGGAGAGATGGACAGCTATCAGCCAATCTATGACGCGGTGCGCAGTCGCATTCATAGCTGTGATATTGGCAGCATAGTTGAAAGCGCCGCGCGCCAAGCCTTTGACACTGGCAATCTCGTCCCATTGGCGCAGGAAGCTATAACTATCCTAACCCGCGCCTATGAACGCCCCAGTGCAGTCTATCGCCCTGTCATTTCATTGGATGGAAATATGTACTGCGCCCTGTACGGTGAGGATTTAATGGCCGGATGTGCTGGCTTCGGGGAAACAATGGAAGCCGCAATGGCTGATTTCGACCAAAACTGGTGGAAGCAGAGAGCGCCAGCCCTCCAATCCCAACCAAAGCAGGGCGAGTGATGCTGACATATGACCATTTGCTTTGCCGATTTGTACTCTGCCGGAATGCGCCATACAGATCGGAGCCAGAACGTGAGCAGGCGATGGCGCCAGTCATCGAAGATACTATCATCGCCATTTTACAAAAACTTGCCGATGACGAACGAGCCGCTGCGCCCCAACCAACAGCAGGAAGGTGAGTGATAATGGCGGATTCAGAGGACTTTCCTGATAGCCCGGGTTTTTACGACGTTGATCTTGCGACACGCGAGGAAAAAGCGGGGAGGACAATCTACAGCGCCGCGCTTTATTACCGTCGCGGGTTCCGAGACGACCAGCTTGGTATTGAAGATGGTGAAATCTGGAAAGAGATTTTCGGGGCTATCGGTCAGTCGGCATTTGAGGCCACTCATTCCGATCAACTCATTGAAGCCTCAAAAGCCGTTCTGGAGTTTATCGACATGCTCGGCCCCTTTGCAGACGCCGGTCACAATCCCGCGCCTGTGTTTGAGCGCCTGCGGACTGCTGTTGAAAATGCGACGGGAGCGGGACGATGAACGACCTGAAAGCAATTGTGGACGAGCAAGCTGAATGCTTTGTGTTATGGGCTCCCGCCTCTGATCCTCAAGCCAAGGCTTTGCAGGTCGCCCTTCGCTGCCTTCATGCCGCCATCGAAGGTAAATCGCCTGAACAATGTGCTCGCGAGACCCTGGAAACAATCTACGGTCACGATCCAATACCCGCAGAAGATCGGGACGACAATGGTTGGTAAACCCCCATCTTCACTGGCCAGTGAATAAGCCAAGAAAGCAGCGGAGGCATTGATGCGGCGGGAAGTGTTTCTAGCAAAGCAGCGGTGGAACAAGACGCTGTTCCTATTGCAACAGGCGCGCGACCGTCTGGCATTCTACACGGAAGGCTCGAAGGCCAAACGTGATGCGGCAACTGATATTGAGATTTTGGAAACTCGGGCGCTGGACCAAGGTCGCGCGATCCTGACAGCATAAGGATAAGAAATGTCTGATAGCGACCACCCCACGCAAGAAGAAATAGCTTCTGGACAGAATCTCCCCGCCCCTCCCCGGACTGAGGGGGTGGGATGAGCGAACCTTGGGTAATTCGTAAAGGTGGCGCGTTTTATCGACCGCTCCGGGCTGGCTACACGGCCTACATTGAAGCCGCCGGTGTCTATACCCGCGAAGATGCAGAGAAAGAAGCCGCGAGCGATCCTATGCACATATCCGCACATCCACTTGGCGATTATATACTTGACGTACCAGACGCAATACCCTAGAATAATGCAATATCCTAGGAATTACCGCTATGACGCTGAATTTAAAAGCAAAAATCTATAACGATGAGAACGCCGCCCGCGAACATCTTGAGGCTATCCAGTGGCCGGAAGGCCCGATCTGCCCCCACTGTGGCGCAATAAACGAAGCCACGCTTTTAGCGGGCAAATCGACCCGTCCTGGCGTCTGGAAATGTCGCCCCTGCCAGAAGCCCTTCAGCGTCACGGTGGGCACCGTTTTTGAGCGTTCCAAGATCCCGCTGACCAAGTGGCTGCTGGCTACGGAGCTTCTGACAAGCTCCAAGAAGGGCATTTCCAGCCATCAACTGCACCGCATGTTGGGCGTGACCTATAAGACCGCTTGGTTCATGTCGCACCGTATCCGCGAGGCATTCCTGCCGGAAGCTAATGAGGGACCGCTGGGCGGGCAGGGCCAAGTTGTGGAAGCGGACGAAGCCGAACTTGGCAAGTCCATCAAATCCCGTTCCAGGGGCCGCAAGCACAATTTGAAATTCGTCTCGCTAATCGAGCGTGGCGGGAAGGTCCGTTCGCGCAAGATCACGGGCGCAGATCGCCCGATCAGCATGGACATTACAGAAGCGCTGTATGCCAACGTCGATCCCGCCAGCATCCTGCATACGGACGGCGCTAAGCACTACAAATACACGAAGTTCAACCTCACGCATGAAGCAGTCGATCACAACAAGCAGTTCGCGCGCCCCGGGAAGCTGGCTGAGACGGTCCATTGCAACACCGCCGAAGGCTATTTCAGCATCTTCAAGCGCGGTCTGGTCGGTACCTACCAGCACATGAGCGAGCAACATTTGTCGCGTTATTTGGCAGAATTTGACTTTCGCATGAGCCACCGCGCCAAGCTTGGCTATACAGATGATATGCGCGCCGTTAAGGCCCTAGAAGGCATCGCCGGAAAGCGTCTTACGTATCGGCGGATTAACGCAGCCTAAGACAATCCGTCAGCAAGCAATGGCCTTTATCCGCTGGCGCAAGGCGAGGGGATACAAGGTTACGCCTTTCCGCCGCCCGCCTTTGAGGAAGGGGCCTTGGTGGAAGCCCGACTCGCCGTAGGCTTCGCCTTGGGCGTGAAGGGCTTTGGCGGGGTTTTCAGCATCCTGGCAAGGACCGCGTCGCGGGAATTGTCGGGGGCTTTTACCATGGCTATGGGCACTTTCCGGTCTCGGTATCGGTTGCCTCAGAAGTACTGCACTGAAATAGGTCGCATCATCACCCGCTTTGCAGCGCTAGAAGCAAAGCTATCCTACTGCGCCATTGTTATAATGAAAATCGGCAAGAAAGAGGGCCGGGTAGCCGTCCGCATGGGGCGAGTTGAATCGGCACTGACCGTAATTCAAGACCTTCTCACCATTCATAAACTCGAAATCCCGACTGATATTTCGAAGCTAAAACAATCATTCAAAAAGCTTGAAAACGCTCGCGATCTGCTTTCCCACGGACTCTGGGTCTACCACACGGCCAGTAAGATTCCCGTAATTCAGCACACTTCTGGCAATTACCCCGATCCTGACGGAAGCAATACCTCAGTCCGAGCCAGAATCGATCCCCGGGGGCTGGAGGTTCCAATCAAAGGCTTGAGGGACACAGTCCGCGCCATCGATATGGCAGTGAAAAACGTCAACCGGATTGGGAAGGAGATCGATGCCGCCATGAAGACCCAGCGGCAGCAAGCATCGCGCGGAAAACGTCCTCCACGGTCGCCTCGGCGCAGGACGCCGGATCAACCACATTAAAAAGAGCCTCGACCCCGGCGGCGATCATGCCCGGGGTTATTTCTAGGGTATCGGCCTGTCTAGCGGTAGGTAGGGGTGTTTTCATGGTACGTCAAGTATACTATGGCCTTCTTGCACCGCGTGTCGCCGCACCGGCAGGGGTGAATCTCCGGGACGATCAGTTCGACATCAATAATGAGGCTGTCACCGGCTTGCTCGGTGCCCACCGTGCGGAAGCCATCGAGCCGCAACAAATCGTTGTTCGTCAAAATGTTATGCCCACCAACCCTGAATGGCGAAATCTAGGGCGAGCCTACTTAACCTTTCGTTCTCGGCGCTTTAGCTCCTGCTCGACAGCCTCTCGGAAGAACCCAGCACGCGGCTCCTTCTCCTCAAGAGCGGCGTCCACGCGCTCCAGCGTGCCCGCTGGCAGGCGAATGATGGTCTGTTCCTCGTTGATCTGTTTCCGGCCCATGGCTGTAACAATAGGTGATTACATTTATCCGGTCAATCCTCAAAATAGTTGTTATCACCTATTGCATTCCGAGACCAATAGGTGTAATCATCTATTCAGGATGAATTTGGAGGCCGTCATGATCCGCAACACCAAGCAGAACTGGGAAATCGGGCAGCAAGTCAAGGTCGGATTTATGACCCTCAAGGTCATAGCCAAGGTCCCGACACCCGGCGATTACCGCCCCGATGCCTATGCGCTCGAAAGCAACGGCAAGTTCTACCAGTTCGTGCCCCATAACGGGTTGGTTCGCTGCTACAGCCTCGAAGAAGCGATGGCTGCCTAATGGACCGAGAGGCCGCATTGAAACAAGCAGTCTTGAGCGCCATCGCCTACTGGCAGCCCTTCTATTCGATGGAATGGTTAAGGTCATGGCCCGCTGATCGAGCGCTGCCGCCCAAATTCCACACTCAGGTTCTGCGAGAATTTTACAAAATCCGCATGTTCAGAGGGAGGTTCTGATGCCCATTTACGATTGTGGCGATCCAGAATGCACGGAATGTGAGGAGGCGTTCGGTCCCAGCCGAGGTAAGGCGATTGCGGAGTTCCGCGAGAAAAGCCGGCGCTGGACAAAGCACACGCACGTGGCGGGTACAACCCATGGGCGCGACATAGACGAGTGCGCATTCTGCGGACTCGACATCAGAAACGCTATCCACGCGGGGATGTGATGTCGGATTGCCCATCTTGCGCCAATCGTCGCCTGCCCATCCGGATGCGGAAGCTGTCAGCGTCTTCCAAGCTCTGGGTCTGTGCCGACTGCCATCCGGAGCAGCACGACTCCGATTGTGCCACCAACAACGAACCTGCGATGCCGAACGGTCTCTGCGACTGTTCTCTCGAACGAAATCCACCTGAGATGACGAAATGAACCATGGACCCGACAAATGGAAATCAACCTCAAAAGACGGAAAGCCATAAGCTGTAGAGGATGGGATGGCTCAGAAGTTGAGCGGGTCAAATCCGTGGGCCGCGCAAATCCTCTTAGCCCTACGCCAGAAGTCAGCGTTATGTTCCCCGCCAGTGTCCAGTTTCTTTAGGTGCTGGTGAAGATGGATAATTTCATGGGCTATGGTTTGCAGTAGCGTGGTCGTATGCCCGTGCATTCTCTCGCTGACCCGAATCATCGGAATACCATCGACTACCATGAAATCTGCGAACATAGTGGTGTCTTTCACGACGCCGAAACCTATATCATCAGCTTCAGGCAATCCCCATCCCCGGAACGGCGTGCTTTGCCTCAGATATTCATACCCAGCAGCCAACAGATCGGGATGGAGCTTCAGCGTCATTTGGCAAGCCGCTTTGCCACTAGCTGGGCATACCCTGCTATATCGTGCCAGCTATCGAAGTGGTTTGGATTGCCGTTCAGGATACGGGAAATCTTGGTGGAGATATGGTCTAGGGCTTCCTGCTGATCCGGCCCCAATCGCTCCCAACCCTTGTGGCGGTGTATCACTCTCTTGAGATGCTGGGCCAAGGATGCGTCATCCAGAAAGTCGCCATGCGTCTTGTTGCGTTCCTCAAGCGTGGCGTCGATCTCGCTCATGGCCAGCGTCCCTGCATGGCCCTCGATGCCTTCCGGCTTATCTCGTCAAGGATATCATCTATTTCCTCATCCTTGCTGCGGTCGCCCCGGTAGATGTAGAAGCCATGCGGCTTTCCCGTCTCAGGATGAAAGTCGATCTTGCAATTCCATGCCCTGCCCTTGTGCAGATGGGTGACGATCGTTGCGGGCCAGCGTTCGTTTTTCATTTGTTGGCGTCATTCATTCGGATGGTTGGATCGGGTATCGGGCCGTCGCATTTAAGACCTACACCATAGATTCCTTCCGGCATTGGGCCGTTTAGAGATCCTTTGATTTCTGCAACGTCAGTCTGACAGCCCTGAAGCGTTGGTTCCGTCTTTACCTGAACCTTCACGCCGTCAGCCGTGAAGAACACAACGAGCAGAAGCCAGATCATGCCGCCCTCTTGCGTTTGAATTTCAGGAATGCAGCGCCTTCCTCAACGTCTGGTATTACCGTGATAAGGCGCGGATCATCATCAGCGAATTGTGGATCAATGATGGTCACACACGCCGGGAATGCGTTCTGGTCCGGCAGGCCGCGTTCTTCCGCGTAGCGGTCAAAGGTCTTATAGCCCGCGCAGCGTATCGTCCATGTAAGAAGGCCGCTCGCAGGATCTTTGAGCGGCCCTCCGACAAACGATACATGCTTGTGGCCGCAAGTAAGGATGTGGTCCCGCCAGCCCCCTTGCGCGGCTTTCATGGGGCCGTGGGCCGGGTTCCACATGGAATGGCCGGCGAAGTCATGGCGCGCGTTTATGCGAATTTGTTTGACGTTCGGAAATTGCAGATTGAGCCTGCATCCATGGTATTCGAGGGGATTATTGGACTGTGCCGCTATCCACTTGAGCGGATCGCCAACCCCACTCCAGGCGTCATGGTTTCCCCCGACGAGATATAGCCACTGAACTGCCTTGACTAGCCATTCGGTCAGAACCCACGCATCGGCGTGGCTTGTTGATTGTTCGCCATAAAGGCGTGCGAGCCTTCCCACCCAATTGTTCTGGAGATCGCCTAGATTGGCGCCGAATAGGCCCTCCGTCTTGTTGATGATACGAACATGAGATTCCAGAAGCCCAATGTCGGTGCCATCATCGTCCACATGAGGATCGCCAAAATGGACTATCCCGATAGGCCCGTCTGCCTTGACAGTAATGGGAATGAGCTTGCGCGCAACCTTGGCAGCTCTGGTCCGCTCAAAATCCTTCTTGCGACGTTCCAGTAGTTCTTCCGCATCGGGCGATCCATCGGGGAGGCGCGGAATCTCGAAGGGCTTTTCTGCCCGTAACTCTCCCCGTTCAAGTTTAAGCTGGGCTGCCCTCAGGCGATGGCCGAATGTGCGCCGATCAAGCCCTAGATAGTTAGCCGCCTGGACCTGATTATTGCTGAAGTTCTTATAGACTTCGAGCATGTGTAATAGAACATCGTCAGGCGTTCCGCGATTTGTCATGCAGCTTCACGCAAACGCAACTTTCGTCTCAGGCGGTATATCTTATCGGTTCTGTATTTCATTCTTGCCCTGCGCTTGGCCTGGCATGACTTACAGCGCACGCGATTGCGAAGAATGCCAGTGATGATCGTTGGGCAATCCTTGCACCATTGCCATTCCCTCATGGCGTGTTGCCGATTCCCGGTGCGCAAAAATAAAGCGTAAGCGTTTGCCCGTCCGAGTGCTGATCCTGCCAAACCTTGCCACCGTCCGGGGTGTCCGGCAGAGCGACCCAGACATTGGAAGCCTTGAAGCTAGTGACATGAGTTGCAGTTGAGCCCGTGCAAATGATGTTTCGGCTCAATGTGTCGGTGATCGCCAAAGTCGCGGCGCTTGTGTAAATGTCATTTGGTGTTTGGCTTGCCGGCTTGAATGTGGCTGGTGTCGGCGCGGACGCTACAGTTGGCGTTGGTGCGGGCGCCGGAGCGGTTGTTGTGGTGGTCGTCGTTGTCGTTGCAGAAATCTGTGACGCAATATAAGCCGTCACTGCGGCCACAAGGATCGAATTGGCCTGCTGCCTGATCTGTAGATCAGGAATGCAATTTGGCTCTAGCAATAACGTGATTTGCGCCTTGAGTTCTGCATCAATTATGGCCGCTTCCGATTGCAATTCAGAAAGCACCATGAGGGGGGTTACTGTCGTTACCGTTGTTCCTGTTGATGACATGAAGGCTTACCTTTTGTTCAACCACCGTTGAACGGTTCGTGTTTCAAATATTCTTATTAGTGTCCAAATTATGGAGAGTACTGCGGCGAGTGGCGGCAATATCGAGGCCAATGTCCCACCCGCAATGAGTAGTGAGAGCATATCTGCGAGGCCCTTCACGGAAGAATGATCCTGATGAGTCATTATGGCCACGCCTTGATTGTAGCCTCTAGATCATTCAGTTGTTGGGCGTTGGCGCGGGCTGCGCCAGCATACTGCGTGAACCAACCGGCCATCTCGGAAGCGGATACGTCTGAGCAGGAGTCATCAGATTGGCCGGAGGCGAGACTGAGGGAGCCTGCACTATTACCTTCGGCTGCGGCTCTGAGCAGCCGCTCAAGAGAAACAGGAATGCAGCTAATAGCGTCTGCCTTGGTTGTGACATAGACGGGTATCTCCTTGGTGACTGTAACGGTCTGGGTGACAATCTGCTGTTGTGCCTTGGCTTCCCGAAGCGCCATGGCGAGGGCAACAGCGTCGCCCTTGGATTGAAGATCCCTGGCGGTTTCGACTGCGGCGACTTGTGCTTTTGCATCGGACGCAACGAGCCTTTGATATGAGCCCTGATCTATCTCATGGACTATCCAGCCTACGCCGGCACCTGAGAAGATAGCGGCGAGCAGCGCGGCGACCGCATATCCACCAAAGCCACCGAATAAGCTGGTCAGGAAGCCCATAGCTCAGAGCAATTTGCCGATGATGAAGGCGATCAGGGCACCCGTCCAGAATGCCGGGTCTTTCGAGGAAACTACGATCTTAGCCCATGCGGCCTTCGCAAAATCCATTACAGTTCCCATATCACTTCTCCTGTTTGGTTTGATCCTTGAGGCGACCGGCCACAACGCCAGCCAGAATAAGAATGCCGACACAGTGCGAGATCCTTTCTCCAAGCCAATCGTGTATTGCCGGGAAAGTGACGATTGCGCCCTCCAGGGCAACTCCGATGATGGAGAGTTGGACGGAAAGCCAACGCCAAGAGTCACGCCAATTGGGAACGGGCTTTATATTCATCCCATGCTCCATAACGCGGCCTCGGCGGCACGGCGCCTCACCAAGCCCTGGCTGAGTTGGTGGTTTACAAATACCCATGCCTTGAGATAAGCGGGAACGACCGGATAACCGCCCTCATTCAATTTCTTCAGAAGCGTGGAATCCGCGAGCCGTCCGGTGCCCTCGTTGAATGTAAATGACACAAGGGCTGCAAATTGATTGTCTGTGAGAGGAACCTTGACCAGACTGGAAACGGACAATTCGGTTGCGATCAGATCCTGCTCAAGAAACGCATCGGCCTGTTCCTGCGAGCATGTATCGCCCTCCTTGACGCCCGCGGTATGGCCGAAACCAATGGTCCATACTCCATTCCCATCCTGATAAGCCTCAAGCTTGCAGCCCTCATATTCCTTGA